CCAGATTCACTTCCAAAAGAAATCCGTGACGAATATAAAGATATTACTTTAGATGTCTAAAAAACAGATAAAAGATATTTGGGGGTGGTTGAATGAAATCACCCTTTATAAAACCCCTATTGAAAATATCTCAGAGGAATCGTGGGATAAATGGAACTCCTATATAATACATCGATATGTATCTATGAATATAAATTATATTGAAGTAGCAAATTATATTCAAACTATACCTTACGATAACAAACAACAAATATATCAAATTTATAGAGAGATGGTTCCAAAACAAAAAACATTCTTGAAATATGTTAAATCAAGAACAAAGAGACAGCCTGCTACTTTAGTAGAATATGTAGCCAAACATTTTGAATGTGGCTTAGGTGAAGCAGAAGAATACATTGATATACTTCGTGAAAATGGAACCAGAAGAATTCTATATGATATGGGAATGCAAGACAAAGAAATAGATAAGTTATTAAAAAAATGAATAGAGAAATTAAAGTTACAGATTCAGTTGTAGATTCAATTATAGACCAATTTGTTGAAAGAGCATCATTTGGTAAAACAAAATATGGAGTTGATTTAGATCGTGAAGACTTAAATGTATTAGAATGGATCGAGCATGCTAAACAAGAACACATGGATGCGATATTATATTTAGAAAAATTGAAAAAAATTGTAGAGACAAAAGGACTATAATATTTATAATAAAAATAATAATGGAAAAAGAAACATTACGCATGCAAATGCTAGCTGGTGTAATCACAGAAAGTGAATATAAAGCAAAATTAGAAGAAAATATTCATGATCTAACCCCATCCCATAAAGGATCCCATAGTACAGGTAGACCCGACTTTAATAAAATGACTGCCGATGAAATAGAAGATTATCTTGAGAAAGATAAAGATAATCCTGGCGGTTTATATGGTAGATCGTTATCTATTGTTAAACATATCTTGGATAAAAAACGAAAAGAAGAAACTGAAAAAGAATCCCTTAACGAACACTACGTTGCAGGAGGAATTGTTGGGATTGGAGCAATTAATGAAGAACCAAACAACTACTAAAATGAACCCAAAAGATACAATCAAATTAGATGTTCCTTTATTTATTCGTTTACTCGAATATGCTAGAGAAGATGCAAAAGACGATATGGATCTACATCGTGTAGCTGAAAATGTAATATCATTAAGCTCTATAGGAGAAACATTAGGTATGATTGATTATGAGAACATAATTGGACCTCAAGAAAATATTGAAGAAATAAGACGCTGGCAAATTAGAGCCGGCATTATAAAGTAATTCAAAATGAATAAAGAAACATTTAGGATGCAAATGTTAGCTGGTATTATTACTGAAGCTGAATATAAAGAACAATTAAATGAAGGTTGGAAAGATTGGATTGCTGGAGGAGTTATTACTCTAGCAGCACTATTAGGCAACCCGGCACAAGCCCAATTTATTAAAAAAAATAAACCTGATAAAATTTCTTTAGAAAAAGGAAAAGAACTTCTTTCTCAATTTAAAGATGATTTAAAAAATGGTAGTGATACAGTTATAAGTGACACTATAAGAAAAGTTGAAGCATCTGATAGTGCATATTTTGAATATGATATTTTTGGTTCTACGGAGGATGAAAGAATAACTAAACCAGCATTATTAAAAACTTTATATACTATTCAAAATAAATACTACAACCCAGATGGAACGTTTAAAGGAAAAGAAATAATAACTAAAGGGGAACTTGCTACTGGTGAAGATGTAGAATGGTACTACGGTTCACGTAAAGATTCTGAAGGTAATAAGAAAGCAAGTTCTTTTTACGATGAAAGATTTAAAGATAATCCTAATATTAAAACAAGTTTTGCTTCTGAAAAAGATAGACAACTTTCCAAGAAAAAAGTAACTAAAAACCCAGCAGCAATAAGAGGTTTTAGAGAATCAGGTTGGGAAAATTTAACCCAATCAGAAAAATTAGATTACCTTAAAGATAATTTAACTAATTTTTCACCCGGAGAAGCTTTAAACAGAGAAGTTTCAGATGAAAATAAAGAATTTTTTAAATCATGGAAAGAAGAAGTAGATAAATATGTCCAAGATTATAACCAAAAATATCCAGATTCTAATGCTTCTCAATATAAATTAACCCCAGAATTATTTTCCCAAGCAGGTTTAAGTGACGAAATAACTAATTATGTTTTTGGAAATTCAGGCACAACTAATGAATCTCGTTTATCAAAAATAGTATCTGAAATAGTATCTAAAAAGAAACTAAAGTAATTTAAAAGACGGCTTAGGACCGTTTGCTGGTTACAGCAAGAGAATGTTTTATTCGCAACCAAAAACATTTTCAAAAAAAATAAGAAAGCTTGCCTCTAGCAGGCTTTTTTTGTATCTTTATATAATGAAAAAAAAGTTACCTTCCATATTAAAGGAAATAAAAGAAAAGGTTTTACCTCAAATTGACTACGCAACCCAAAAGTCCATTTCCTACTCCCAATTATCAATGTTTAATGATTGCCCTAGAAAATGGTCATTACAATACAAAGAAGGATTTAAACAATTTACCTCCTCAATCCATACTGTTTTTGGAACAGCATTCCATGAAACACTCCAGCATTATTTAACTGTATTTTACGAACAAAGTGGAGCAGAAGCAGACAGAATTAATACCTCTGAAATGCTAGAGGAAAGAATAAGAGAAATATACAAAGAACAATATAAATCAAATAACAAACAACATTTTGTTACACCAGAGGAACTTAGAGAATTTTACGAAGATGGAGTTGAAATAATAAGAGAACTATCTAAAGACAAAACAAAATATTTTGGTAAACGAGGATGGCATTTAGTTGGATGTGAAATACCTATTGTACTAACCCCACATTCAAAATACCAAAACGTATTGCTTCAAGGATTTATAGATGTTGTTTTATATCACGAACCAACAAATAAAATTAGAATCATAGATATCAAAACATCTTACAACGGTTGGAACAAGAAACAAAAAGCAGATGAAAACAAACAATTTCAACTTATAGCATATAAAAAATATTTCTCCGAAATTTACAACATTCCATTAGAAAACATTGAAGTTGAATTTTTAATAGTAAAACGTAAAATATTTGAAAGCGAAAATTTTGTTATCAAACGTGTCCAAATTCACAAACCGGCAGCAGGTAAAGTAAAATTAAACAAAGTAACAAAATCAATAGAAGAATTTATAGAACAAGCATTTGATCGAAATGGTTTTAAACAAGTAGAACACCAACCTAAAATAAATGATAATTGCAAGTATTGTCCTTTTCATAAAACTCACTTGTGCCAAGCGACTTACTAACTATTTTTATATATGTATAATACGAATATACAAACATATTAACATATCATGGAAAAAGGTACTAAAGTTTACATTTATTGTTTAATAGATAGGGACAACAATATATTTTATGTAGGAAAATCATCTCGCCCTAAAGGAAGATTCTACGATCATGTTAGCCATTTAGGCAGATATGATATAACAATGAAAATTTTAGATTTTTTCTTTGACAAAGAGATATATTGGATAGAAAAACTCTTAAAAGAAGGCCATCCTATTCAAAACAAAGAAATATGCTCTACTCTAGAACAATGGGAAAAAGGAGAAATATTTAAAATATCTAAAAGAAACTCAACCAAAGTAAAATATAATGGAAAAATCTATAATTCTCCCAGCGCATTATATAGAAGCCATGACATTAATCTTTCAGAGTACCACATCAAAAAAATTATTGAAAATCCAGAATGTGATTTAGCTAAACAATATTCAATAGTATTAATTTAAAACATAAAACATGAGTCAAGAAAAAAACCAAGTATTAACATCCGTAAAAATAGACACGGATTTATTCGACAAATTTAAAATCGAGTGTATAAAGCGTAAATTTAGCTTTCAAAAACTAAGTGAGCGAGCAATTCACCTTTATTTAACAGACGAGGAGTTTAGAAAAAAAGTGCATAACCATAGCGACTTGAGCTTGGAGAGCGAAGATTAATTTTTTACATTTAAACAAAATAAAGTTATATATGAAAGACAAATTTGGTTATTTACCTCAAAACGAGAGAAAAAAAATCCTATTGATTTGCGACGATATTAGAGTACACTCGGGTGTAGCAACAGTAGCGCGTGAACTAGTTTTACACACAGCACAACATTTCAATTGGGTTAACATTGCAGGAGCAATTAATCATCCAGAGCAAGGCAAACGTTTTGATTTATCCCAAGACACAAACTCAAGTACAGGCCTAACAGATACATCAGTGTTTTTATACCCAACAAATGGTTACGGTGATGCAGATTTGATTAGACACATGATTGAAATTGAAAAACCAGATGCAATCATGTTGATTACGGACCCAAGATATTTTGAGTGGTTGTTTATGATTGAAAACGAGATCAGAAAACAAATGCCAATCATTTATTTGAACATCTGGGATGATTATCCAGCACCATTATACAACAAAGCATTTTACGAGTCATGTGACGCGTTACTAGCAATTTCAAAACAAACAAAATTGATAAATGAGCTTGTATTGGGTGAAAAAGCAGAAGGTAAAATTATAGAGTATGTTCCTCATGGATTAAATGAGAATTATTTTTATCCAATTGAATCCGAAAACGAACTAAAAGAATTAGAGACGTTTAAAAACCAATTATTTGGAGGTCAAGAAAAGGATTTTGTAGCATTTTTTAATTCAAGAAATATTAGACGTAAACAAATTCCGGATACAATGCTTGCATTTAGATTCTTTTTAGATACATTATCAAAAGAAAAAGCAGAAAAATGTGCTTTGGTTTTACATACCGAGGTAATAAGTGAACATGGAACGGATTTGGATGCGGTTAGAAAAATATTGTTCCAAGATTATCCAAATGCAATTTATTTTTCAACCAATAAATTAGACCACAAACATTTGAATTATTTGTATAACATTGCAGATACTCAGATTTTATTAACATCAAACGAAGGTTGGGGTCTATCATTAACAGAGGCAATTTTAGCAGGAACTGTAATTATAGCCAACGTAACTGGTGGAATGCAAGATCAAATGCGATTTGAAGACGAATATGGAAATTGGTTTACCCCAACACCTAAATTACCTTCAAACCACACTGGTAAATTGAAAAATCATGGTTCATGGGCGTTTCCGGTTTACCCAACAAACCGTTCAATTCAAGGTTCACCTAAAACACCTTATATTTGGGATGATAGATGTACAGCTGAAGATGCAGCTGCTCGTATATCCGAAGTATATGCAATAGACAGAAAAACAAGAAAAGAACTTGGTAAAATAGGAAGACATTGGGCTGTAAATGAAGCTGGTTTAACTGGTGAGCATATGGGAGTTAGAGCAATTAACGCGATAGATAAATTATTTGACACGTGGATTCCACGCTCAAAATATGAGTTAATCAATTGCAATGAAATAAAAGAAGATACAATTAAACACGAATTATTATATTAAGATTATGAGCAAACCCGTTTTTGTAATTAGTTGCCCAATTGACACTTATAGTGGTTATGGAGCACGTTCTCGCGACATCGTTAAAGCGATTATTGAATTAGATAGATACGATGTTAAAGTTTTACCTCAACGATGGGGTGCAACACCTAAAGGGTTTATTAAAGATAATCCGGAATGGTCATTTTTAACCTCCCATTTATTAACCTCACCACAATTAAATGCTCAACCAGAAATTTGGATGCAAATTACAGTTCCAAATGAATTTCAACCAATTGGAAAATATAATATTGGATGCACAGCAGGAATTGAAACTACAATTGCACCAGCTGAATGGGTTGAAGGATGTGGTAGAATGAATTTAATTTTAGGTTCCTCAAAACATACAATTGAGGTACTTAAAAATAGTAAATTTGAAAAACGCGATCAAAGAACAAACCAACCAATGGGAAGTATTGAGTGGAATGGAGATAGCGAGGTAATATTTGAAGGTGCAAATATTGAGGTGTACAAACCAGTTAAATCAAATTTTGATTTATCTTCAATTAAAGAAGAATTTGCTTATTTGTTTGTAGGGCATTGGATGCAAGGACAAATGGGAGAGGATAGAAAAAATGTAGGTTTGTTAGTTAAAGCATTTTTTGAAACATTTAAAAACAAAGCTAAAAAACCAGCATTAATTTTAAAAACATCTCAAGTAGGATCCTCTTACATGGATAGAGATGAATTATTGAAAAAAATTAAAGCAATTAAAGATTCTTGTAAATCAAACAACTTACCAAATGTTTATTTATTACATGGTGAATTTACGGACGAGGAAATGAATGAAATTTATAATCACTCTAAAGTTAAAGCAATGGTTAATTTAACTAAAGGAGAAGGATTTGGTCGTCCATTACTTGAATTTTCTATGGTTAATAAACCAATAATTACAACAAATTGGAGTGGTCATATTGATTATTTAAATCCTGAATTTACAACGTTGTTACCTGGCCAATTAACTAATGTACATCCAAGTGCTGCAAATAATATGTTAATGGCAGAGGCACAATGGTTTTCAGTTGATACTGGTCATGTAGGACATTATTTAAAGGATGTATTTGAAAACTATAAAGGATATGCTGAAAAAGCAAAACGACAAGGTTTTCAATCAAGATCAAAGTTTTCATTTAGTAACATGAAAGAAAAACTAGGTAAAGTATTTGGAGAAAAAATACCTGAGTTTCCAAAACAAGTACAATTAAATTTACCTAAATTAAATAAAATTGAATTACCAAAACTTAAAAAAGTAGAAGCATAATGCAGTACGAAGAAATAATAAATTGCCCAAAATCAGGAGGTGACTTGTGTTATAAAACACAGGTTACCCCTGATATATCAAATTATCTAAGTTTATCTTGTGGTTTTTGGACTAACAGTTTAATGAAAGAAGGTGAAGAGTTTTACGAAACACAAATGGAAACTTTGCCTGAATTGTATAAAGATTTAGCTTGGAAAGATGAAAAAACAGGTTTAATTTGGATTCCAAATACAATCAATGAACCTGGTTTAGGAATGATATTTGCTAATGGCTCAAATGCTTCAAATTGGGGATGGGCAGCTGTTAAATCAATTAAACTACCCGAAGAAGAAAGACCAAACCACCCAATCCCAGGTAAACCAGGTGAGTTCATGGAATATAAAATGGATATGCCTAATATGAAAATATTTCACGAACGTGATTATATTGAGGCTTTAGATTACATTGGAGTTTTTCAAGATAATTAGGAAAATAAAAATAAGTTTTGTATATTAAAAATATGAAAATAAGTTATGCTATCACAGTCTGTAATGAATTTATTGAAATTCAACGTTTAGTGAACTTTTTGCTTCAACACAAACGTCAACAAGACAATATAGTGATATTATATGATGAAGCAAATGGTGACCCGGAGATAGAATTGTTTTTGCAAACTCATTCCCTAAATGGTGAGTTTGCATGGCATAAAGGTAAATTTGATCGTCACTTTGCAAATTGGAAAAATAAATTAACCAGTTTGTGCAGTGGTGATTACATTTTCCAAATTGATGCTGATGAAATACCAAATGAAAATCTAATAGCAGTTTTACCCGATGTGCTAGTTGAAAATGAAGAAATTGATGTTTTTATGGTACCAAGAGTAAATACAGTAGAGGGTTTAACTCCCGAGCATATTGCCAAATGGGGATGGAGAGTAAATGATGCTGGATGGGTTAATTGGCCTGATTACCAATGGCGAATTTGGAAAAATAAACCTGAAATTGAATGGGTAAATAAAGTACATGAGCGTTTAGATGGATTTAAAACATATACTGCTTTGCCTGATGTAGAGTACTTTGCTCTAAACCACCCAAAAACAATAAGTAAACAAGAAAAACAAAACAATTATTACGATACTTTATGAATAAACCAAAAGATCCAATTCAATTATTTAAAGTTCATATGTCCCCAAAAGCTTCTGAAGAAGTTGGAAAAATTCTAAATAGTGGTTACATAGGACAAGGTCCTAAAGTTGATGAATTTGAAAAAAACCTTCAAGATTATTTTAACCATGACCACCTAGTTACATTAAATTCAGGTACTTCAGGATTACATTTAGCCCTTCATTTATTAAGGAAACCAATTAAAACTCAAAAAACATTTGAAGGTATAGCACTTTGGGAGGATTATTGGCCTGGGATCCAAGAAGGAGATGAAATATTAGCTACAGCATTAACATGTACTGCATCAAATTTCCCAATTTTAGCAAATGGTTTAAAAATTAAATGGGTAGATATTGACCATACTACATTAAATATGGATTTAGATGATTTAGAACGTAAAATCACACCTAAAACAAAAGCAATTATAATAGTACATTGGGGAGGATACCCAAATGATTTAGACAGACTAAAACGAATCCAAGAAAAAGCCCAACAACTATATGGATTCAAACCAGCTATAATTGAAGATGGAGCTCATTCATTTGGTTCAAAATATAAAGGAAAACATTTAGGCAATCATGGAAACATGGTTATGTATTCTTTACAAGCTATTAAACATATTACTTCAATTGATGGAGGTATCTTAACATTACCCCACCAAGAACTATATAATAGAGCTAAATTACTTAGATGGTACGGAATCGATAGAGATTCAAACCGTAAAGATTTTAGATGTGAAGCTGATATTGAAGAATGGGGATTCAAATTTCATATGAATGATGTTTGTGCTACTGTAGGGATTGAAAATCTTAAATGCGCTAATGAAATTATTTCAAAACACCAAGAAAATGCTGCATATTATGATAAAAATTTACAAGGAATTGATAAACTTACTTTACTAACTCGCCATAAAGACAGAGAATCAGCATTTTGGATATATAGTATGTTAGTTGAAGATAGAGATAAATTTATGGAACATATGAAAAGATGTAATATTGTTGTATCTCAAGTTCATGAACGAAATGATAAACATACTTGTGTTAGAGAATATAAAACTTCACTTCCCACATTAGATAAAACTATAGGAAAAGTTATTTCTATTCCTGTAGGGTGGTGGATCACCCCAGAAGAAAGAGAATATATTGTTGATTGTATTAAAAAAGGATGGTAATATGATATATACTAACCCAAACATTGAAAGTTCATATAGAGAAAATAATTTAGGTAAAGTATTATATGACTACGTAATTGCAACCCAACCCAAAATAATCATTGAATTTGGAACCCTTTATGGATATTCAGCAACATGTATGGCTATGGCCTTGGATGAATTAAATAATGGAGGAACAATTATATGTTATGATTTATGGGAAAAATATCCATATAAACATTCTGTTATAGAAAAAACTAAACAAAATTTAGAAAAATATAATGTATCTCAATATGTAGAATTTAAAGAACTAGATTTTAAAGAATGGATACCTGAGGATTTTGATTTGCTTCATGTAGATATTTCAAATGATGGGAATACTTTAATTGAATTAAGTACAAAATGTTTGAATCAATTAAAACAAGGTAAACATGTTTTATTTGAAGGGGGTAGTATTGAACGTGATAATGTTGAGTGGATAAAAAAATATAATAAACAACCTATAAACTCTATAAAATCATTTATTCAATATGATATTATTTCCCACAAATTTCCATCAATTTCTAAATTAAATTACATATGAAAAAACTAGCAGTAGTAGCATCAGGATGGCATTTCCCGTATAGTTTTTATGAATCTATAAAAAACCAAATCCTACCTAAAAATTGGGAAATAGACATGTTCTGTATATCCCATAGAAATCCTTCATTCTCCGCTGAAGAAAAATCTGGTATTACATTAGAAGGAGAGAGGGCTTATTTAGATTTAAAATTATATAGAGAAATAGCATATGTAAAAGATATTAAAAACTTAGGTTGGAAATATAAAGAATATCCTAATACTATAGGAGATTGGGGATGTTCGAATCAATGGTTAGAAGAAAATAATTATAATAACTATGATCTAATTTTATTTACTCATGACGATAATTTAATATTATCCGAAGATTGGTTTCAAAATATCATATGTGATGAAGAATTTAATGATTGGGAAATACTTTCAAATAGCTGTGGAGCCCCTTCAGGTTGGTTAAGAGGATCTTGTGAGTTTTTTAAACCTAGCATCCTTAGCAAAATTGGAGGTAAATTTGATTTATCATTAGTTAATCTAAATAGAACTGATAAATTCTATGGCTCACAAGACATAGCTGAATTATCAGATTGGAATAATACAGTTGTGCCCTTAATGAATTTTATTAAAAGTAATGATATTAAAGTAAAATATTTATCTAATTTTTATAGAATATCTAAATATTGTTTAGAAGGAGAACGTGGATTTATTTCAAAAACTACGTATACTAATACTCAAAATGAAAATGAGGGTCTTAAATTTTTTAACTTGATATGAAAAAAGATTTTTTAGTTTTAACTTGTACTTTAGGAGGAAAAGATATATTAAAAGACCCTCCAATTCAATTTGAATCATGTGATTATATAGCTATAGTAGATACCCTCCATAATGTTAAAACATGGAATCAATTAGGTCATTATGATTTTTCCTCTATTGATTCCTATAAACATAGAAGAAATGCTAAAATATATAAAATATTATCTCCCATACTATTCCCAGATTACAAATATATAATATGGCATGATGCTAATCATCAACTTATTAAAGATCCAATTGATATAATAAAAGAATACGGAGAACAAGATCTATATCTCTTAAAACATCCCATAAGAAACTGTGCTTATGATGAGATGGATACAGTTTCAGGGTATTTAGATTCTCAAGAAAATATATTCCAACAAAAAACATACTATCAAAATCAAGGATTTCCTAAAAATTATAATTTATTTGCTATGGGAAATCATATAAAACAAGTAAATAATAAAAATATAATATTTGGATTAAAATGGTGGGAGCATATAACTAAATTCAGTTCAAGAGACCAATGTAGTTTTCCATATTGTTTATGGGATATGGAAAAAAATAACCAAAAAATGAATTATGCAGTTTTACAAGGTCCTCCTGAAAATACATTAAGATTAAATAAATATTTTATCGATTACGGAACTAGATTAAATTAAATATAAAAATGAAAAAATTAAGTATTATAATTCCTACTCTTAACAGCCACGGAGTTGTTAAATCTCAAATTATTAGATTACAAAACATTTTATCTTCATATCAAAATGATGTAGATGTTATAATTGTAGATGATGGAAGTAACCCCTCACTAGTAGAATCCCTAATAGAAACCAATTTCCCATTTACAAAATCAGGAAAAACCCAAGAAAATTTAGATGTTTGGAAATTAGATAATATTTTTATAATTGAAACTAAAAATTATAATAAATGGACCCAAGCTATAGCATGTAATATAGGGGTTCGCTTTGCTAATAGTGAGTATGTGTACAATACAGCTATTGACCATTTTATAACTTTAGAAAATATTAAAGAAGTTTTAAATTTTAATGGAGATTGTTTAAAATTTCCTAGATCTTATGGTGTTATTTTAGATAATGGAGAAATAAGTACTGATGTTAAATTAATGGAAAAATGGGGTTATGATGGGAGCAATGTTGATGTAGCATGGGATATATATTCAATGAAAAAAGATCTATTTCTTAGCATAAATGGATATAATGAAGAAATATTTGGAAGTTATTGGGGAGTTGATATAGATTTTTTTGGACGTTATTCGAATGTTGGGGGAAGTGTAAATATTGCTCTTAATACAATTTATGTATTTCCTGAACCTGATAAAAATGTAGAAGTATTTCATAATCTTTCTAGAAACTAAAATGAAAAAAATATACATAACAGGGGTTTGTGGGTTTATAGGAAGTAATCTTGCAAATCATTTTTATAAAAAAGGATGGGAAGTGCATGGATGTGATAATCTTCATTTTGGGACTATAAAAAATTTAATAGATTTAGGAATTTATGATAAAATAAATTTTACTCTTGATGACTTTGTAAATACTATAAACCTTACCGATTGTGACGTAGTAATCCACACAGCCACATCTAATATCATATATGGTCAAAATCATCGTCTTGAAACTATTGAAAACAATTTCAAAAAGCTTTTAAATTTTCCAAAAAATAAACGGTATATTTATTTATCAACTAGTAGTGTATATGGTCAATCTGATATATTACCTACTCCTGAAGATGCTCCTATTAAATTATCATCTATATATGCTGAAACTAAATGGTTAGCTGAAGAGATTTTTAAAGGTAATGTAATTTTTCGTCTTTCAAATGTTTATGGAGTTAATCAACGAAATGAAAATCCTTATTGTGGAGTTATAGGAAAATTTATAGAATCATATTTAAATAACCAACCTTTAAATATCATATCAGATGGGAAACAGACTCGTGATTTTACTTATATTGAGGATGTTTGTAACGCTATAGAAATAGCCGTTAACAACCCAAACATTACAGGAACATATAATATAGGCACAGGAGTAGAAACTAGTATCACACAATTAGCTAATATTATATCTAAGGAAACTAAAATAAACTGGGTAGAAAAAAGAAATATTGATAATATTGATCGTAGATGTTTAGATATATCAAAAATCCAATCTTTAGGATGGAAACCTACTACAAACATTAATGAAGGAATTAAAAAAACCATTAATTGGTACAGAACAATATGAAAATAATATATAGAATTTCAGATGCTGGTTACAATAAAGTAAAACCAGACTATATAAACAATGAAAATTGTCTAAAAAATGCTTTAACAATATTTCCTTGGACAAAATATGATTGGTCAATTATAGCAGATAACATATCTGAAGAAACTAATGATATGATTCAAAAATACATTCCAAGAGATCATATTAATTATGTTTCTATAGGCCATGGAGCTGGTACTTTTAATTTAGCATTAGATGAAGCACTTCAATCTCCTGATGATGAAATAATATATTTTATAGAAAATGATTACATTCATTTACCTGGTTCTCCTGAAGTGCTAGAGGAAGGATTTAATTTAGGGGCACCTTATATGGCTCTATACTTACACCCAGATAAATTCATCCCACCATCTCAAGGTGGAAACCCAGAAGTAGATTCAGATGGAGGATATCCAACTAAAATATATAGAGGTGAAACTCAATTATTTGGAATATTTAATAGTACAACTATGACTTTTGCTGCTAAAGTAAAAACATTAAAAGACGATGAAGATATTTTAAGAAAATG